GTCCAGTCGTGGTTAGCCAGTCGTACGGCGGCGTATATGGCGGATTTCATCAGGAGTCAGAGTGTCTATTTGGAAGACGGCGCAACTACACGGCATAGGGGTTTCCTAAAGACCCAGGATAAAGTGAAACCAGAACCTGGTTTCTCATCCTCCTGGACACATGGCCAGACTGTCATAGCGTCAGATCATACTTACAATGCCTGGGCGGGAGCGACTTTCAGGTCGCTCACCAGTCGTATACAAGATCAGTTGCGTGACGACGTCGTCATAGACGTCGGCTATTCTGATAGGGATCTTGCTAGGCTGCTTCGTGAGAAAGGAATGATGGCGAGCTTGTCGGGGGAGAATGTGCAAATTGACATCTCCCGTCAGGATTCTAGTCATTCCTTGGTGTCAATCGGCATTTTCTGCATGTTGCTCATCGATTGTGGCTTTCCCGAGGATGATGTTATTCATTATATGGAGAGGCGATCGTTGTATTCATTCAGAAGTCTGCAACCGGGCTTGTATAAAGGGACGTTGAGGTCAAATTTGCCTAGCGGGGATCCTTTGACATTGATTTGCAACGTTGTGCAGGAAATGTCGGTCACGGCAGAGAGGTTTGACGTTGCAACACGTGCCTCTGTACATAAGGGGGATGATTGCATCTTCTCTGGTGGGCGGCTGGCCAACTTTCCTGGGAACGCCATATGGTCCTTACGCGATGTCAAGATCAAGTTGCTTGAGGGTCACCCTGCATACCATGCGGGGAGATTTCTACTCTGTGACGATATCTGTATTGACCCTGTCAGGCGTTTTTTGAAGCACTTTGCAAGGTCAGACAATTCTAAGGTGTCCAATGATGAACTCTTTCTGGCCGTGCAGGATTGGAAGTTCCATCCATCCGAAGAAATGTATCGCAACTTGAAGGTTGCTGCTGGCATCTTTTATCCAGATTTCTCTGAAGAGGATGTGGATGTCATGATACGCACTGCAGCCAATTTGTCGGATCGAGCTTTCTTTGACGAGACGTATCCCGTTATCAGCGATGTGCTCGGTGGTGGAGTCATTGAGTTCAAGACTGAGTGTGCACTGCAACTGTACAGGTACATGTTTGGCAAGGTGCGACCAGAACTGGAGGAGAGGTTGTTGACCGGCATACAAAGCACCATTGCAGATATTTTCCGCAATCGGTATCACGGTCGAGTGTTTGTCCATTTGGGCAAAATTGACCGCAGATTGGCTAGACCTGGGGTACACGTCGAACGAGACCACGTGTACCTTGTTAAGGGTCCTACCAAGGGCAATACAAATTGAATTGACTGAAACGATATGGTTACAGTCTCGGAAGGTGTTGCTATTCGGAGTGATTTTGATCAACATTCTGCGTTTCTCGGCGATCGACAGCAGCAAATTGACGTTTCCATCTGGCTTGGGAGCTTCAAATCTGACGATCTGAATCTGTACTGTTCAGGAGAAGCACATGAGGCTTGGATGAGACAGTTTGCACCATTCCTGATTGAACCAGGCTGGGCAAGACATCGCATCAGCACAGAATTCGAAAAGTTATACTGGACGAACGTATCGTACCGGATACTCATCTTGAAGACGTTCCGCAAAGGATGGAGTTTGAACTCACCATTGCCCTCGGACCGCTACCAACGAGCATGTACCGAATCGAGAAGTCTATACATACTGACCCAGCTATAGGTGCGTACGCGAAGGTGTTCACTTCTGTTGAAGTGGTTTCTATTTCCTTACACTGTATGCAATATTGTTTGCTTGACAATGACAATGTCACCGGTCCAAAACCCGGAGGCTACATTCGCTATGGGGTGATTCCCGAAAACATCATGGCGAGAACTCACCAGAGTTTTGAAGCAATGAAAACGATCCCACATTTGAATGCGATGATGCTCGGTAGCGAGCAGCAGATGCAGTCAACTGTGGAAGTTTCACCTTTCACACTTTCGACGATGGAGTTGGATTTGGCAGTGACACCTAGGCGCAATGCCAGACCAAGTCTGACTATTGTCAATTGCGGGTATGTCAATACTGGCAAGGACGATGGCATCTCGGAGAAAAACAAAAACAAAGGCAAAGATTGGGATCTTGCTGCAATTACTGCAAATGTCAGAGTGCGATGCACTGGACAAGCGTTTGGTGGATGATTTTATTTCTTTTCTCAAACACACGCTCTTTAATTGCTGTTGCCAACATAGTACCCATTGGGTTCATTCTTTATTTCTTAGTTCAAA